CAGATTGGCAGGTTACTAGAGAAGAAGCCAAAAAAATTAAAGATGTAAATGCCAAGATAGCTCATGTAAAGGACTTTTTAGAGAAAAACCCATCTAAAGCCAATCTTGCTAGGGTATTAAATTGGACTAGAATGACAAAGTTGGGTTATAAAAATTCTAATCCAGAATTGGGTCAAAAATTTGAGGATTATTTAGATTATCTACAGGCAAATATAGATAAATTTTCTGGTGAAGACACAGATACAAATTTAGAAGATCTTCCAGTTCAAAAATTTATAGCAGTCTATAAAGATTTGGTTCATAGAAAGAATGATTTTCAACACGGAGGGAAAAGACCAGTTTCTATGGTAAATTACCTTTCTCAAATGAAGGAAGTGGCTAATAAAAGAAACATAAATTTACCACCAGACCCACAGGAATAATTAATCATCCAACAACTCTATACGATCTCTTTTGGGTTTATCTAGCATTTTGTTAATAACTTCATCTCGTGTAGCTATTAAAATGTTATTAGAAGCGGGTAATTTTGATACTATTTCCTTTTTACCGGCTATATCCATTTTCTTCAATTCAACAGCATTTTTAGCTTGTTTTTGTTGAAGATTAATGCTATTCATTGAATCAATAGCCTTTGTCACTGCGTTCATTAACTGAGCCATAGCACTTATTTCCCTCGGATCAGCTCCCATAGCAAAAGTGTTCTTAAGATTATTCATGGCATCCAGTCCTGATTGAATAACCTCTGTTGTTTTTTGATAAACAAAATCACTTACAGTATCATCAGAAACCTTTTCACAATTTGTCTGCTGTTCAATTTTGACTAAAGCAGAAGAAGGGACTGCATCTCCCTTTAATTCATTGATAATATCATCTATCTCGTTATGATCTTCCATGTTGATAAAATATGTTATATACGTATAATAATTACATCATGACTATTAAAGTATACGTGGAAAGTTATGGAGAATTCTCTATTACTAAGAATAAAGTGCCAGATTTAATTACCTGGCTTCAGAATAATTCAAACACTTCGGCCTTAGTTGGTGAAGTAATTCAACACAATATCTCAAACAATTCAGCAGTTAAACCTCAACCCCTAAATCACCTTTTCAATGAATAACGAAGCTACAGATTTTTTATCACCCTTAATTGTAAAATTCAAAAAAACACACCCAGATGCACAGTTACCCTCTAGACAACGCACGGGTGACACTGGTTGGGATCTATCTTCTGTAGAAGATGTGTTGATTCCAGCAGGATCTTCCGCAGTCGTGCCAACTGGATTGACTGTTGCAGAAATTCCAAAGTATATTTGGTTTTTAATACTTCCTAGATCAGGAATGGGTTTTAAACACGGCATTCAACCTCATCTAGGAGTCATAGATAATCCTTATAGAGGTGATTTAGGTGTAAAATTGTACAATTTCTCTAAAGAAGATTATAAAATTGCTAAAGGTGACAGAATTGCTCAAATTGCTTACTTTCCTTTGATGGTAGCATTACCACAATGGTCAGAGAATGTAGAATCTACTGATAGGGGATCAGCTGGGTTTGGTTCATCAGGCAAATAAATATGGGATTTCATCACTATTCACACCTATGGGTTGAAAAATATAGACCCTCTTCATTGGAACAAATTGTTTTATCTGAAGATGTAAAGTCTCATTTTACGTCTTTAGGTGAAGATACACCGCATATTTTGTTTTACGGGTCTCCTGGCACAGGCAAGAGCACATTGGCTAAAATTTTAGTTAAATCTATTCTAAAATGTCAATACCTTTACATCAATGCTTCAGATGAAAATGGGGTAGACACCATTAGAAACAAAGTTATTAGCTTTGCTCAGACAAGAGCTCTGGATGGTAAAAAGAAAGTTGTTATTCTAGAAGAAGCGGATGGATTAACAGGAGATAGTTTACGTATTTTGCGCAATGTTATGGAAGAATACGAAGCTACCACTCGTTTTGTTCTTACAGCAAATTATTTTAATAAAATAATAGAACCGGTTAGATCTAGATGTTTACTTTTTAAGCTGCAACCAGACATTAAAGGGGTAGTGGCTAGATGTGTAGAGATCTTAAAGGCAGAAAAAATCACAGTTGATGAGGATCAGAGACTTTCTTTGCTGCATTTTATAGAAGCAAACCATCCAGATCTGAGAAGAATTATCAATGATCTACAGAAATTTTCTTTATCAGGAAAACTCTTAATTAAAGAAAGCTCAGAAACTAACGGATTAGCTAATAGTATTTTTGAAGAATTAAAAAATAAATCTAATATCTTAGATTTGCGCAAGAAAATCATAGAATCAGAAAAGATTTTTGATGCAGACTATCAAAAATTATTAAAAGAATTGTTTGAGGTAATTTATAATGCCTCTTTGAGTGATAAATGTAAAAAAAGTGCTCTACTAGATGTAGGAGAACATTTATATAGAGATTGTAGCGTATTAGATCATGAAATAAATTTTTTCATGTGTCTTTTGGCTATAGAAAATTCTTTAATTAAATAGAATAGCTTTTAGAAGCTGGTTTAGACGTAAATGCCAATTTTGTGTTTTTAGAAGGCAATTTATTGTCTTTTGGCTGATTGCCAAGATCTTCTTTCATCTTAAAAAGTGTACTTTGCTGAGCAAAAGGCACTTCATATCGATTGGGTACACCTTGTACCGGTGGAAGATTTATACCATAATCTTTAATTTCTACTAATTCAAAATCTCCTGGTACAGTAAATTCATTATATTCTGTAGGCCATTGGACTACTCTTGGGTCTGTTCTCAATACTAAGAACACATCACCCACTCCTTCATTGTCATTAGAGTCTTTGGCACTAACTTGAGTAGCCCCTCCGGCTACAACCCTTTTAATAAAAAAGAAAACCTCATTTTTTATTAATTCTCCGATAAAACCTATAAAATTAGGGTGTCCACTATAGTGTTGTTTGCAATAATCACTATTCAAAAAGGACTTCTTTAAAACCACTGGAGCTCCTTCTCGAAACCCTCCATTAGAAAAATGACTGAACGCGGTTTCGCACAAAGTGGTGAATGTATTAAATTTTTGATTCATATAATATAGATTTTGATATAAATATTTACCTTAAGATGGCTACTATTTACTTAGACAGTTTAGTTAAACCTAAACTTTTAAATTCCCCACAAGCCCTTCCCGAGCTAGAAGGGGTAAGAGAAGATTTTACATATACAGACTTACATTTAGATTTGGAATATTCAAGACCACCAGTAATATCAGCCGATAGCAGAGATAGAGTATCTCGAGACTTGAGGGTGGACTATGATATTGATGCTATTAAAAATTCTTTATACAATATTTTTACCACCTCACCAGGAGGCAAAATACTCAACCCTCGTTTCGGTTGTAGACTAGAAGATTATCTTTTTGAAGCTATTACTGTTAATAATGCTCAAACCTTAGGCAATAAAATATTAGCAGCAGTTTCTACCTTTGAACCGAGAGTAGAAGTATTGAAGGTAGAGGTTACACCAGATCCGGATTTAAATACCTATAAAGTTAATGTCATTTATAAAATTTTAGATAAAGGATTGTTAGATAATTATCAAATAGAATTAAATTCTCAAACCAAATCTCTCGGTTATAAAACAGTAGCATATGAATAATACCCCTTCAAATTTGATTAAAGATCCTAATTTAGTATTTGATGCCTTTTCTCTAAAGGAAAAAATTAAAGAAAAATTAAATTCTGATAAAATCTTTACAGATCACAATTATGAAGGATCTAATCTTTCATCTTTAATAGATATTATTAGTTATAGTTTTAGTTCTTTACTTTTTTACTTAAATAAAAATTCTTCTGAAACAATGTTTACAGAAGCTCAAATTTATGAAAACATGAATAGGATTGTTAAAATTTTAAATTACAATCCCCTGGGCAGATTAACTCAAACTCTTCCTATTCAGCTTTTGGCTACTCCGCAGTTAACCAGGGGAGCCTATTTAATTCCAAGATATAGCATGGCTCAATTGGGAAATATTATCTATTCTTTTAAAGAAGACATAGCATTTTCTAAATTAACTGATTTAGAAGAGACTGTTATAGATAATTCAGTTTTACTACATCAAGGTTCCTTCCAAGAATACCCAACCTATATAGCAAGTGGTGTAGATCATGAGGTAATTTATTTAGGATTAAATTTTAAAGAGGTAGCAATAGATCACTTTGGTATACATGTTTATGTAAAATCTTCTGATGGTCGTTGGGAAAGATGGACTCGAGCAGAAGATAGAACATCTGCATCTCCTAATGATAAAATTTATGAGGTAAGATTTAATCACAACAAACGATATGAAATTTCTTTTGGAGATGACATTAATGGAAGAAAATTATATGAAAATGATTTGGTGGCTATTTATTATCTAAAAATGGATATAGATAGTCCAGTACTAGGGGCCAACTCTTTAAACAATGATAAAATAAATTTATTCAATTCAGTTCAGTATGCAGAGATTATAGCAGACACTAAAACCAGCTTTGGCAGTTTTATTAATTCTGCTACTTTATTTGAATTAGGATTGTATAATAATCAACCAGCATCTCCATTTACCGCAGAAGAAAATGTCGAAGCAATAAGAAACAAGGCTCCAAAGGTATTCAGATCTCAACATCGTTTAATTACGAGTAATGATTATTAATGAAGAATTTTTAGCAGGACATATAAAATATTTGTATGATATAGGGTTAAGAACACCTCAATCAGATTCTCAAGTTCTTTTCAACCAAGTTAAATTTGCCAATAGTTGTAATTTTAATAATGTTTATCTATATATAATACCCAAAGCCAGGTCGAAGTATTTGTCAGCTTCTCAAAAAGAACTTATTTTAAATGAAGTTAACAAATATAAAACATTAACTGCTCAAATAGTTCCAATGGATCCAGAGTATATGTATTTTGATTTTTTTGTTCCGGAAAATGATCAAAATTATAGATTAATTGATTTGCCGTATACTAAATTAAGAATACGCAAACACCCAGCGTCACGCCGAGCCGACTCGGCTATTAAATTTGATATATCAAACATTTTCTTAAACTATTTTAATAAAAATAATTACAAAATAGACTCTTCGGTTAACACCTATCAATTAACCACCGATATTTTAAATGTAGAAGGAGTTCAATCCATCAATACATTTAATTACAGATCTCAAACCGGATTAGATGAATTATCATTTTTGGTATGGAATAGTAAATTTCCAGAAAGCGATGCAAAGGTGTTTACTCAAACCGTACAATTAGATTATTACAAATTTCCATTATTATATAGTGCTTCTAATTTAATAGATAGAATTGAAATACTAGATAGTAGTAATTCGATTAAGATAGCTGAATTTTAATTATGTCTGTCTCTGTATCTCTCATAGCTGATAAAACTTTTGGATATGTTGGAATTACAACCTTTAAATTTAAGGCTATAGTAAATCCAATAACCCAATTAGATAGAGTAGTATGGTATTTTGGCGATAATGAAACCAGTTTTTCCTTGTCTCCAGAGCATATATACAAAACCCCAGGTAGGTTTAATGTTAAATTGGTAGTTTATTCTAAAGATAAAAAAAGCTATCAAGTTACAAAAATAATTAATACAGAATTTTTATTAAATGAATCTATATTTTTTGAAAGAGTACCTCCACCTACTCTAGCTGGCTTCTATAACAAATATCCATTTAAAATAAAAATTACATCTGCTCAAGTGGATGATCATTATATTGATTTATCGGCTCAATTTTCTAGATCTTCTCCCTTTTTAGAAACAAACAATAAATGGTCTTTTTTAAAACCTCGTTGGAGATTTTTTGACTTAAATGGAAATGTTATTTCTAGAATTAAAACAACAGACACTCTTTTAAAGGCCAATGAAGAAGGCATAATTACTCCTGATGGAACATTTGTAGCTGGAGTTTCTGGATATGCAGAATTTTATTTCACAGATGATATATATAACTTTGATCTAGCTGCCTCTAATCAACCCTACACCACTTTAATAGCCACTTTAGAAACTAGTGGTGTGGATGTTTTGTCTCAAACAGATCGATACGGAAATCATTTACCGGGATTTGCAAATAGCCTGGCTCAGACAACTTGCCCTTATATAATTTTATGGAAAACTCCTGACGAATTAGTAATAACAGAAAATGGAATTAATCCTCATGCAAATCCTAGGTGGTCTACTAGTAAGATACCTCTAATAGTTTATTCCACCAGTTCTTCTCTTGAACAATATAACTCTATATGGAATGAAGGAAACAAATTAACCAAAATAGATAATCCAGTATATTTCTCTCACAATTTTCCTCTTAACAATGAAGATAAAATATCTGTAAATATAGGATTAGATTCATTAAGTTCTTCTTTAAACATAGAACCCTTCTTCCAGTGGACAGACAGGGCTGGATTTAAATCACCAGGTTATTATAAAGGATTGTTGGACGTTCCAGATGTAAATGCGTTCAGTGTGGCTATAACCGCTCAAGCAAATATTCCAATTCCCGCGTTGTCTTCAAATTATATAAATCCGTTTTTATGGATTTCTAACCCAAACGATGGAAGTATAATAATATCTCAATACACTCATCAACAAAATTTATCTAATAGTTATTCACCCAATTTAAATATAGCTCATAATTATAATTTTAATTTGGCTGAAATTCATGGTATTTACAGCATAGCAGCTACTTCTTTTCCAGACTATCAAGCATGGATGCTAGATTCAGATTCTCAATATCTATATAGAGTGTCCTCGTTAGGTAATATACTTTGTGCCGTAGATTTAAATTTGATGGCAGATTTATACGGAATAAATTATTTGATACCCAATACAATATCTCCAGCAACTATGTGTATAGATGGGTTGGAAAATATATGGATAACATTATATGATTGCGGTTATATTCTTAAATTAGACAAATATGCAAAATTTGTTTCTATAATCAATCCAACAGCATCTTCGACATTGCCTTTACCCAGCAATTTACCATTATCTGGTGAGGTTCTTTCTTCGTATGATCAAAATTCATATTATCCATCTAATTCAGATTTTGATGACATAAACCTATATGAACCGACCTTCATAGACAGTGATATATCTAATAATGTTTATGTTTCTTATTCTAATCCATTTAGTGGATTTTTAGTCAAATACAATAATGATGGGGAAATTGTATACAAGATTAGTGCACCTAGTGGCAAAATTCCAAAAGAAATAGTATGTGATAAAAATAATAATTTTTGGGTAGTGTTGCAAAGTCCTACAGATAATTCTTTTTATATAGAAAAGAGAAATTATCAAGGTTCTCTTTTAAGTAAACCCGGTGGCGAAACAACCTTCGGTCCGTTTGAAAATGTAGGCAATATTACGATTGATATTAATCAGCATCTTTGGTTTACTCATGAATATCGTTCCGTGGGAAAAATTAACACCAGCACGTATGCAATTTCTACCAAAGATTTAACTATATCATCTTCTTTTCCTATTACAGAGGAAGATACAGCACTAGAAGGAATATCTGCAGACCTTTCTGGTAAGGTTTATGTTATTAATTCTGTAGAAAACCGGGTTTATGTTTTAGATACTAATTCTTTTGAATTAGAAAATTATTATTTTGTTAATCCTCAAGGTTTGGTTCATTATTTAGACAATAACGATCAGCCTAAAACAGTATACGGTTATGGTAATAAATCTGCGCAAGCTCAAGGGGATTGGTCGGGGTTTAGATGGATTAATAAATATGGTTCTGCTTCTGGTTTAGAATATTCAACCTCATCTAGTGTTATATCTTTAAGTGGTTCTAGTCCTAGATTAGATTTTTACAAAGATAGAAAATTTGCTTATGACATTTTTAAATACAATGAATCTTATGATTTAGCCAAAAAAACCAAAGAACTAGCATTTCAACCCAGTTTACGAGACGCCGAAGTTTTGTTTGATAAATTTTTACCTAGTATTTTAGGTAAAGAACCATTTGAACATGATGATTTGGGCTTAGAAACTTATGAAAAAATAGCCAACTTTGTGTCTAATCAATCAGACATAGACACATGTGGAATTAATCAGTTATATAGTCTAGCTGAAATGGTTGACTTAGACACAGATGATTTCAAATTAAATTACCCACCAGCTATTTCTAAATTAATGGATTTAGCTAGTATAAATCAATCAAGGTTGTGGGGCACTAGAGATTTTAACTTATTTAATTTTCAATTGAATGAAAGAGGCGCTGCTAATAGAGGTAATGTTATATCTTCTTTATCTCACATAATAAGTGCCGGAGAACCGGTTGTGTTAAGAACCAAAGCATTAAATTCTTATCAATTAATATACACCGGAAGAGTTTCTAATAGACGTTTTTATACATTAGCGGATTTAGCTCAGTTTTTAAATTTACCAGAACAGTGGCAAGCTGTTTATGAATTTTATGAATTTAAAAATTCTATTTCTGATGAATATCTAGACGGGGTTATAGACTTAAATAATCCAAACACCACTATTTTAACCAGTAAATCTACAAATTATTTTAGTTCTTTAAAAAATAATTCAGATTATAGCCCCAATATCTTAACGGTATCAGATGAAAACGGAAATTATCCCGGCAGAACGTTATTTGATTTACACCCAAATCAAGAATATTTAACCATTACAAGTATAGGTGAACCGTATCCGGCTAAAGCTGGTGTTTCTTCCTTTGTTAATGATGGAATTACAGTTAGAACTGGATATGAATTAGAAAGAAATATAGAAAAACAAAAATATTCATTTACCTTTACCTACAGAGCTGGTAGAGATAACAGCTTTGCAAGAGAAAATAATAAACCAAATTCTCCACTAGGCATGACTTTAAACGGAATACCTATTTATTCTTTCTTCCATGCTAGCAAAACCCTGCCAGGGTCT